AGTAGATTATTTGTCGACGATAATTTTAGACTAGCCCCAAAAAGCAAATTTCTTTTTCATGTTAGTTTTAGCATTAACTCCGCGGCATTAAAAAGTATAGACTTAGTACAGCGCCATAGAAATGAAATTAATATGCTGGTTAAAAGTGTAGACTTACCTAAATTTACAATGTCTACGGAAACCATGAATCAGTACAACAGGAAGAAAATTGTACAAAGCACACATAAATTTGAAGCAATTAATATTAAATTTCATGACGATAACATGAGTTTAATTAATCAACTGTGGCAAAATTATTATACATATTACTACGCAGATCCTAACAGCGCAAATGTAGGCGATGCATATAATAGAAATGCAACTCGTAGTAGTGATTTTATCAACAATCACTATGGTTTAGATAATAGAAGTACAGCACCATTCTTTAATAGTATTACCATTTATCAAATGGCAAAACATGAATATGTAAGTTATACCTTAAGGAATCCTGTTATTACTTCTTGGGCACATGGCGCAGGACAATATCAAGGAAATGATATAAACGAAAAATCTATGGGTATTGCATTTGAAGCTGTAGCCTATGGTAACGGGCAAGTAAGTCAAGGCGAGCCAATAGGATTTGGATTAGAACACTATGACCTTACACCAAGCCCGTTGATAAGTGGCGGAACGTTAGACACCGCAAGTCCTAGTTTTGCCAACGGTATTAATCTTCAGAGAAATGCAAGCGATTTCCTTAATACTGTAACTAAACAAATTAACACTTATCAAAATACTAAAGAATTGCCTACTAACGGAGCTACTGCGTTATCAAATGGTGGTTCAGTAATACAAACTGCAATACAAGGTGTAAGTGGAATACAAGGAATTGTATTTCCGTTAGCACCTATGGTAACTAGTTCAACAATAGCAACAAAAGTTAATTTAGGTTAAACATGTCAATAAATTTACCTTTTCCAGAAGCATCCGACAGTTCAGCTGATGTTAAACAATTTTTTGATAAATTTTTTGTACATCAGATTAGCTTTCCTAGCAATCAAATAGATGCAGTTCTAGGATTTTTTTTAAAAAGAAATTTTGATTTAGATAGTTCTCGAAGTGTAGCAATTGTGCTACTAAACCAAGCTCGTGTTGATAACATCAACGTGTTTCAACTTATTGATACACTAAAAACACTTTCAGATGTGCAATTAAGCCAAGTAGTTGCACAAGTTCTCAACGCATATAGAGAAAAAATTAGTTTACTTGGCTATAGAATTGCACCGCTAGCAGATACCTACGAAAGTAGAAACATCTTAGTATAATATGGCTAGCAAATTTGCACGTGGCAAGTACACGGTAACTCACCCCGAAAAATATGTTGGTATGAAAGCGCCAGTATATCGTTCTAGTTGGGAGTGGAGTTTTATGCGATTCTGCGACACTAACCCAAGTGTAACAAAGTGGGCAAGCGAAGCTGTTAATATTCCTTATAGAGATCCGTTAACCGGTCGTCATACTATATATGTTCCAGATTTCTTTATAGAATATGTTGATAAAAATAATAAAATACACATTGAATTAATTGAAATTAAACCAGCCAGCCAAAGCATTTTAGAACGTGTAGGTAAAAACAAATATAATCAAGCACAATTTGTTAAGAATCAAGCCAAATGGGCAGCAGCTAATATTTGGTGTAGACAGCAAGGTATTAAATTTCGTATTGTTAACGAAAATGATATGTTTAGCAAATAAAGTTGATAAGTAATGTTATGAAGAAACTTGAAGAATTACTAAATCTACCCGAAAGTAAAAAAATTGTTAAAGCAGAAGAAAAGCAGGCTAAAAAAGCCGAAGCTCAACCATTCTTACGAGACATGAGTGAGTTTGATAAAATTTCAGCCGCACTTCCAGCAGTTAACGGATTAGGCGATGCAAGTGATGCAGAGTTTGATGCTCTTGCTCAACGTGCTACAGATGCTTATGACGACCTAATGGATCTAGGTATGAATGTTGAAGCACGTTATAGCGGTCGAATTTTTGAAGTTGCTGGTGGAATGTTGAAAAACGCTATTGATGCTAAAGCCGCTAAGATTGATAAAAAGTTGAAAATGATAGAATTACAACTTAAAAAACAGAAATTAGATCAAGATGCAGGACAAGCTGAAGACAATGGTATTAACATTACAGGTGACGGATACATACTAACAGATCGAAACAGTCTATTAGAAAAACTTAAAAATATGAATAAATAACATATCAGGATCCTACAATGAAATCATTTAAAGAATATCTAATAGAAAGCAAACAAACTTACGAGTTTAAAGTTAAAGTTGCGGGCGATTGCCCAAAAGATTGTGCTACTAAGATTAAAGAAGCACTGTCTAAATTTAAAGTTGAATCTTGCTCAAGCGGTAAGAGCGCACCAATACAAGAAACTCAAGTAGATTTTCCTACACTTAAAAATGTAGGTGTTACTATTTTTGATGTATGTACAGAATATCCTGCAACTAGTTTAGAAGTTAGAGACCTAGTTGCAGAACATTGCAATATTTTATTGAGTTCTATTAAAGTACGCAATTTAAAAGAACAAGAAGAAGAAGAAATTAATCATGCTAACGATGAAATATCAGGCGAAGCATTGTTAGAAAAACCAGAACTTGAAGATACTGATGGACAAACATTAGTCGGCGATAAACAAAAGATGAGTTTATTGAAAGAACTTGGTAAAAATAAAGTAGGATTAACACAATATAAAGGTGTTAATGATAAACTTTTAGCTAAGAAAGTCCCGACCGAAAAGTCAGTAAAAGCAGATAAACTCCCTGCTACTAAGAGCCCTATTAGTGGCAAAGGAAAATAATATGAACTTTCAAGACTTATATCAAAAAATTAGAAATATTGAAGAAGGTGTAGCACCTATTGAAGAATGTGGTATGCCAATGCCTGTACCTGGACAACAAGACAGTGTTACTATGAGTGTTAACATGAATGGTAACGGATCTGGCGGTATTAAAGATTTGATGAATATTTTAAAGAATATTGAGCACGGTGCAGAACCTATGAATCCACATCCGCATGATGCTGAAAAGCTATTTGGTGATGGATATGAAAATTCCGAGCAAGGCGATGGTGGTGCAGTTACATTGGATATCAAAGATATTACTCAAACCGGAGACGATATGCACGGTCAAGGACATGAAGCCCCTAAAGTAAATGGTGGCGGCAATCCAATGCAAGAAGCATTAGTTTCTCGTTTAGCACAAATGTACGACGAGATTAAAGAAGGTAAAAAAGATAAAGAAGGAAAATTTGATCCACTAAAGCATGTTAAAAATCCAACTAAGGGCGAGAAAGAAGCCGCTAAAGATGTCAAACGCGGTAGCTATGCTGATCGTGCAGCCATGTTAAAATCAGCAGAAGCTGATGGCCGTTTAAAAGAAGGCGAAAAGAAGTTAATTCGTCGCAGTTAGCACCTGTTTATAGTGCCAAATAGCTCCTTCGGGGGCTATTTTTTTTGTAAATAAAGTTATGTCAAAATCACTAGATGGCGTTTTAACAAAAAAAGCGCACACAAAAGAAAAATTTACAGAAGAACAAGTACAAGACTTGTTGCAATGTGCTGACCCCGCTGAAGGTTATTTGTACTTTGCTAGGAAATTTTTCTATATCCAACACCCAGTTAAAGGCAAGTTATTATTTGCGCCATATGAATACCAAGTAGGGCTGTTACACAGCTATCATGATAATCGATTTAATGTAAACATGTTGCCTCGACAAAGCGGTAAGACTACTTGTGCATCAGCTTACTTGCTTTGGTTTGCAATGTTTCACCCAGATCAAACCATTTTAGTCGCCGCACACAAATACACAGGTGCTCAAGAAATTATGCAACGTATTCGTTATGGATATGAATTATGTGACGAACATATACGTTGTGGGGTAGTTAGCTATAATAAAGGCAGTATAGAATTTGATAATGGTAGTCGTATTGTAAGTCAAACAACTACTGGCACAACCGGTCGTGGTATGTCTATATCCTTACTATACTGCGATGAGTTTGCTTTCGTACAACCTAACATTGCTGAAGAGTTTTGGACTTCAATATCACCAACACTAGCAACTGGTGGACGAGCAATTATTACTTCAACACCTAATAGTGACGAAGATACCTTTGCCACTATCTGGAAAGAAAGCCAAGATAAATTTGACGAGTTTGGAAACGAAACAACTGTTGGTCGTAATGGATTCTTTGGGTTTAGAAGCGAATGGGGCGATCACCCAGATCGTGACGAAGAATGGAAGAAAACTGAGATGGGGCGTATTGGTGAAGAACGTTTCCGTCGTGAGTATGGTTGTGAATTCTTAGTCTATGATGAAACATTAATTAGCTCACTAAAACTAGCAGAGCTACTTGGCCGCGATCCTAAAAGCAGAGTTGGCCAAGTACGCTGGTATAAAGAACCAAAACCCGGAAACTTATATCTAATTGCACTAGATCCTAGCTTAGGTACAGGCGGCGATTATTCCGGTATTGAAGTATTTGAATTGCCTACATTTGAACAAGTAGCAGAGTGGCAGCACAACATTACTCCAATACAAGGACAAGTTAAATTATTTAGAGATATTATACGTCACATTGATGACGCACTAGGTCCTGATCATCCTAACAGCATTTACTGGAGCGTTGAAAATAACACAGTGGGCGAAGCTGCCTTAGTTGTTATTAAGGACTTAGGGGAAGAAACTTTTCCCGGACTTTTTGTAAGTGAGCCTGTACGCAAAGGACATGTGCGTAAATTTCGCAAGGGTTTTAATACCACTTACACTACTAAAATTTCAGCTTGTTCTAGGCTTAAATTCTTAATTGAAGAAAATAAGATGAAATTATACAGTAAACCGTTAATTAGCGAATTAAAAACATTTGTAGCAAACGGGATTACTTTTAAAGCAAAAGAAGGGCAACATGACGACTTAGTTAGTGCGCTTTTACTGTTAGTACGTATGAGTGTAGTGCTAGCAGAGTGGGATCCCGCAGTTTTTGAAACCCTAAGTGTAAATGACATACATTTAGACGACGATTGGGAGCCTCCGCTTCCTATATTCATTTCTGGTATCTGATAAATATAACATGGACGCTAATTTAGACAAAATTGCTTTAGATCTGTATGGAAAGATACAGAATCGATTCCCTAACATTAAAATTGGGGACGAACACGGAGAAGTTTTAAGCAAGAAACAAGATATTCCTCGTGCTCGTTTTTTCGAATTTGAATACGAAGAAGATGGCGAACCGTTAGGAACAATCGCTATTAATTTAGATCAAGACGACGGTGTTGTTGTACAAGTTAGCGGTGATTTAGTCAACGACAATGACAACTCTAATCATCACGGTGCATTTAAATTTATAAGGTCATTTAAACAATTTGCTAAAAATCGTTTATTAAATTTTAAGATTGAAAACACTGGTAAGAGTGGTCTAGATAAAAGAGATTATAGCTTTATAGCAAAGCGTAAGGAACTACCAGTTATGCCAACAGCGCAGCCAGTTATGGAAAGTAAATTTTACGGTACTAATAGGATTAGCTACCAAGACTTAGGTGAAGCACGTTTAATTATTAAACATAGCCAGCCAATTAATACAGATATCCCAGCAGGGCGTACTTTGTACATTGAAAACATTTATGTTGAAAATTCTGTAGGAGAACGTTTCCGATATCCGTTTAAACATATTAACGGTGCTCGTGCTCTAGCAGAACATGTTAAGGCTGGCGGTAACCCGTACGATGCTATTGGACAACATATTACTGGACTATCAGAAGAATTAGCAGGTTTACGTAAATTTAAAAATTATGTTGGCCGTCAAGAACAACTCAGCGAAGCAATGAGTTCTGTTACAGGTCGTGTACTAGAACGTATTGAAGAAATTAAAAAAGAAGTAACTAATTTACAAAGAGAAGCATATTATAAAACATTTGCAGAGTCATATACTGCTACAGAAGAACAAGTTCTTCCTGAAGAACTAGTTAACAATTTAATTGATCGTTTAACTATTCGTACATTTAATGAAGAATTAAAATCAGTATTTCCTTATATTGCCAAGTTTGTTGACGAATCAGAATTGCCAGTATTAGAAGTAGGTGTTGACGACTTATTAGATGAAATATTTGACGGTGATAAAGAAACTGGTACTACACATCGTGGTGGCAAAGTTGAAAAAACAAAACACGGTATTAAACATACTAAGACTGACTACGAGGACGGTGGTAAAAACTGGGAAAGAAAAGACTCAAATGATCGTTATAAGCACGATGCTATTTTAGACCCTGAAGATCAGTTTGAAAGTTTTATGGATAGCATTGTTAGTGAAGACAAAGACGAGATTTTTAGTCCAAACAAAGATGCAAGAAATGTTGCTATACAGAAATTAAACAAAATTATGAATCAAGAGCTAAAAGGTGGTCCAGACGGCGTCAATGCTGTTGGTAGCCTAAAAGGTTTGATTGATGATCCAGAATTTTTATTAAGTTTACGTGACATTGATGCAGATTTAGATGTTCGTCCATTAATACAGCAATTTATTTTACAACAAGATCCAGAAGTTGCTAGCCAGTTAGAGTTTGGGGGCGAAGGTGAGCAAGAAATGCCGCCAGCAACGCCGCCAGCACCGGCTCCCGCACCTGAAGCACCGCCGGCACCTGAAGCACCACAAGCGGCGTTACCGGCTGCACCAGAACAGCAACCGCCAGCACCTGTTGCTGAAAATAGTGATGATGTTCCGTTTGACGGACCTTATAAAAAGAGTTCAGGTACAGTAACTGATAAAAGTGGTGCAAGACATAGCGGAAGCAGCCAAGCTAAACACTTAGCACATCAAGGATTAATGAAAGCTATTCAATCTGCAAAAAAAGCAGGTGCAAAGTTAGACACACCTATTACATTAGGTGGAAAACATATGACATTGCACGATGCTATTGAAGAATGTGGAATGACCCCAATGGAATGTGGGTTTGATGAACCTAAAGATAGTAGCAACGAAAGTGGTATTGATCAAATGACAAAATATATTTCAGGCTTCTGGAATAAAGAACAAAAGAATTTTACAATTGGCGGAACTCGCGCTAAAACAAAAATCATTAAAGGATTTAAGGACGGCGAATTCCCTAATGCATCAGAACAAGATGTGCATCAAGTTATTGCAATGATTGATAAGATGGATCCGTCCAGTCAAGAACACATGCACATCATGAAATTAGCAGGTGTTCCAGGACATGATCATATGGAACAAGAACAAATCCAAGTTCCAGACTTTGGTTCACATGCCCATGCTATATCTAATAAAATGTCAGAATCGTCTGCAAAAGACAGCATGAAAATGTTATTAGAAAAAATTAACTTTGGAAAATAATATGAAAAAGATTACAGAATCACAACTAAAAGCCTATGTACTTCGTTTAAAAGAAAAATTAATTGAAGACGGCGGCTACGATGAGCTAGGAAACCCTAATATGTCTGCTCCTAGCGCAAGCCCAACAGCAGTTGCAAAACCAGCTGCTCCGGCAGCGGGACAAGGTGCTAAGGCAGCACCAGCCCGACCAAAAACCCGACCAGATCCAGCTGTAATGAAATTACAACAGGATTTAATTGCTAAAGGTGCAAAAATTAAAGCTGACGGTATCATGGGGCCAGCTACGCAAGCGGCGCAAAAACAATTTGCGGCAGCACCTACACCCGGAGCAGATGCAGCCAAAAATCCAGCGGCAGATGGGTCAAATGCGGCAACAGCAATTCCAAGCGGTGGTTTAGAAAATCCAGCTAATCAAGCGGCAGCACCATCACCGACAGCAAATGCCCTAGGCGTACAGGCACAGGCAAATGTTCCGGGTAGCCCAACTGCAACACCTACTAGTACACAAGTACAAACAGACGACGAGGGTAATCATATGATTACTACTCCTGACGGTAAATCTATGGTTGTCGGTCCAGATGGTAAACCACTTCCAAATGGTGGAAAAGTAGCACCTACGGCACCAGCGGCAGCACCAGCGGCAGCACCAGCGGCAGCACCAGCGGCAGCACCAGCACCAGCGGCAGCACCAGCGGCAGCACCAGCGGCAGCACCAAATCCGTATGCTAATGATCCTAAACAGGCTGCAATATATGCAGCCATGAGCCCAGCAGATCAAGCATG